ATCCCCCTCGCCCCCCGCACCCACCGAGCCCTCGCACTGGCCGTCGACGAACGCACTTCAGGTCCCATCCTCCTCGGCGCCGACGGTGGCCGTCTCGACAGGTTCGCCGCCTACCGCATCGTCCGCCGCCTCGCCAAACGGGCCGGGATCGAACACAAAGTCCACCCCCACTGCCTCCGGCACGCCTTCATCACCGCCGCCCTCGACGCCGGAGTCCCACTCCGAGACGTCCAAGAAGCCGCCAGCCACTCCGATCCACGCACCACCTCGAGGTACGACCGGCACCGCGTCTCCCTCGACAGGCACGCCGCCTACACCGTCGCCGCGTTCGTGGCCGGTGCTACCAACGGCCGCTGACCCCCAACGCGCTACAGATGGAGGGCAATGGCGACCTGTGTGAACTGCCACTCAGCCAAGGTCAGGCCGACCACGACCCTGTGCTCGGCCTGCTACGAGTACGACCGTCGCAACGGTAAGGCCCGACCCGAAGACGTGGTGGTCAGGCACAACGTACGGCGCCACGAACAAGAGGCTGCACGCCGCCGCCGATAATCACACGCTTGACATTCACCCGCCGTCAATGTCAACATCAAATCATTCTGCGCCCACTGTCCCCACTTCGGGACCGTGGGCGCACCCGCGCCCGGAGGTTGACACCAATGAGCGACGTACCCCAGCCCGACCAGGACGACGAGCAGGGCGCACCCCCCGCCCCTGAGCCCGCCCCCGAGCCGGCGAGCTGACCATGGATAGGGGGGTAGGTCGCCGACGCAACAGCAGAGTCGGCGAGCAGAACCCCGCTTCCCGTTTTACACACTCGCCCGTGTGTTCGGCCTGGGGCGGCTGAGATGCCTCGGGCGGGTACCCGGACCGAGCGGGGCTACGGACGGGCGTACGAGGTCGCCAGGGCGGTTCTCCTGGCCTGCCATCCGCCGTGCTGGTGGTGCGGGAAGCCGGCGACGACCGCCGACCATCTCCCTCCGCTGTCCGAGGTTGGACATCCGCATTACAACCTCGTCCCGGCCTGCGGGCCGTGCAACTCCGGCCGGGTCAACAAGCGGCAGGTCGGCCCGTCAAGGGTCTGGTAGGTGCCGCGCCGCAAGGCCGGGTCGAACGCCGACGGTCTCGAGCGGACCATCAAGGCGATGGCTTCCTGGCTCGACGAGACCGACGAGGCGCTGGTGGCGCTGGCCCGTGGGCTGGCCGCCGCTGTGGACGCCGCCCCCGAGAATGCCGCTTTGTGGCGGGAGTACCGGGCAGCCGTGACAGCTCTAGGTGAGAGGGGGGCCGAGGGTGACATCGACGATGACACGGAGGCGTTCCTCCTCTCCATCCGAACGCCTTTGCGTCCCAAGGTGGGCAACCCAAAGAAGTCCTGACCGGCTGACGATCGGCCCGGCGATCGCCGCCGTAGCCGACCGTCTCGGTCTGCCGTTGATGCCCTGGCAACGGGCCGTAGCCGATGTCGGTGGCGAGCTCGTGGAGACAGCCGAAGGGCTGCTGATCCCGGCGTTCCGGGAAGTTATCGTCACTGTGCCTCGCCAGTCGGGCAAGACCACGCTGGTTCTTGGCTGGGAAGTCCAGCGGGCCCACGGCTGGGACACCCCCCAGCGGATCGTCTACTCGGCCCAGTCCGGCAACGACGCCCGGAAGAAGCTCATCGAGGACCAGGTCCCGATCCTCGAACCTCGCCGGAAGAAGCTCGGGATCCGCCGCATCCTGCGGGGGATGGGCAACGAAGCGGTCGAGTTCACCAACGGTTCGCGGATCATCCTGTTGGCCTCGACGGCCGATTCGGGTCACGGCAAGACGGTCGACCTCGGCGTGAAAGACGAGTTGTTCGCCGACTACGACGACCGCCGCGATCAGGCCATGATCCCGGCGATGGCCACCCGAGCGGCGGCCCAGATCCTGACCGCGTCGACGATGGGCACAGACGAGTCGTTCCCGTTGAACCGGGCGGTTGAGCGGGGCCGTCAGGCCGTAGCGGCCGGTGCTACCTCTGGGATCGCCTATTTCGAATGGTCCGCCGACCCGGACGACGATGCCGACGATCCGGCGACGTGGCGGCGGTGCATGCCGGCGCTCGGATGGACTCAGACCGAAGCGGTCATCGTCCACGCCAGAGCGACAATGCCCGACGGCGAGTTCCGCCGGGCGTTCCTCAACCAGCAGACGAAGGCCGAGGACCGGGTGATCCCGGGGCCGAACTGGGCGGCGGTGTGTGGGGAGGCCAGCCCCGACGGACCGCTGGTGTTCTCCTTGGATGTGAACTCGGAACGCAGCGCCGGAGCGATCGTGGCCGCGTCGGCCGGCGCCGGCGAGCTCGTCGACTACCGCGGCGGGGTCGGCTGGCTTTTGGGCCGGGCGGTTGAACTGACCGAGCGGCACGGGTCGGCCCGCTGGGTTGTTGATGCTGTGGGCCCGGCCAGTTCACTAATCCCTGAGCTGGAACGGGCCGGGCTCACAGTGACCCCGGTGTCGGCCCGGGAGATGGTGGCCGCCTGCGGCCAGTTCTACGACGCGGTGATGGACGGCAAGGTGCAGGTCCGCCACCACCCGAAACTGGACGAGGCCGTGGCCGGCGCCGCCAAACGGTCCGTCGGTGACGCCTGGGCGTGGGTCCGCAAGAACACATCGACCGACGTGAGCCCGCTGGTGGCGCTCACCCTCGCCCTGTGGGCAGCGCAGCCGGGTGACGCGCTGCCGATGATCGCATGGCGATAATCCTCGCCGTACTCGGAGCCCTCCTCGTCGCCTGCGGTTTCGCTCTGTGGAACATCCCGCTCGGGCTCGTCGCCGCCGGGGCTGAATTTCTCGTCGCCGCCTACGTCACCACCTACCTGAGAGCGAGGGCCGCCCAGTGAAGCTGCTCGACGCTCTAGTCCGCCAGTCCACCCAAAGCCGATTCCCGTCGCGAATGACCTTCGACGACTGGATCAACAGCTTCACGTTCCAGGGCAGCACCTACGGTGGCGGGATCCCCGGGCACTTCACCACGATGGGCCGGGAACGGGCCGAAACGATCGAGTCGAGTTTCGCCGGCTACTGCGACGGCGTCCTCAAGACCAACGGTGTCGTCTTCGCGGTGGAACAGATCCGCCTGGCGACGTTCTCGGAGGCCCGGTTCCAGTTCCGCCAGATCCGAGACGGCCGGCCCGGCGACCTGTTCGGCACCCCGGCTCTCACCATCCTCGAGGAGCCATGGCCGGGCGGCACCACCGGCGACCTCCTCTCACGGATGCTGCTCCACGCTGACCTGGCCGGCAACGCCTACACCACCATCGTCGACGGCGAGGTCATGCAGCTCCGCCCCGACTGGGTCGACATCATCCTCGAACCCCGCCAGGCGAACATCGGCCGGGACGGCGAACGGGTCACCGTCGGCTGGAAACGGCGCGGCTACGCCTACTACGACGGCGGCCGCGCGAACGGCACCCCAGCCATCCTCCTCCCTGACGAGGTGGCCCACTTCGCCCCGATGCCCGACCCGATGGCCTCCTACCGGGGCATGTCGTGGCTGACACCGATCATCCGAGAAATCCTGGCCGACGGCGCGTTCAACAGCTACAAGACCCGCTTCATGGAGAACGCCGCCACCCCCAACCTGGCCGTGTCCTTGCCGAAAGAGATCACCCCGGCGAACTTCGATCTGTTCGTCGAGAAGATGGACGCCGCCCACAAAGGCCCGGAGAACGCCGGGAAGACGCTGTACACCGGCGGCGGCGCCGACGTCACCGTGATCGGCTCGGACCTCTCCAAGCTGGACATCAAGAACGTCCAAGGCGCCCTCGAGACCCGTATCGCCTCAGCGGGTGGTGTCCACCCGGTCATCGTCGGCCTCTCCGAAGGGCTCGCCGGGTCGTCGCTCAACGCCGGGAACTTCGCCGCCGCCCGCCGCCGCTTCGCCGACATCACCATGCGGCCCCTATGGCGCAACGTCTCCGGCTCGCTCGCCACCATCGTCACCGTCCCCACCGACTCGGAGCTGTGGTTCGACGAACGCGACATCGCCTTCCTCCGAGAAGACGAAGCGGACGCCGCCAACATCCAGAACGTCCGGGCCCAGACCATCACCGCGCTGATCAGGGAAGGGTTCGACGCCGACAGTGCGATCAAGGCCGTCGACAACGATGACTTCCGGCTGCTGAAACACACTGGTTTGGTGTCGGTGCAGCTCCAACCGCCGGGTTCCGGGCCCGCCACCGCCAAGCCAACCGTCCCGGCTATGCCGATGAAGTCGCTGGACTTGGACGCCGAGCTCGGCGAAGCCGGATACGCCGTGGTGCGCGACCAGCTCGGGCGTGCCACCCGAATCGAGAGGTCGCACAATGGCGCTACCTGAGGCCCTGATCGACGCCTACTTCGTCGCCGGCCGACCCCTGTCGATCGGGCTGGCCCGCCGCGGCGTCGAACTCACCGCTGCCAGCGGCTACCGGCGTCACACCGTCACGAATGGTGGATGGTCAAGGTCTGACGGTTCGGCGTTGGCCCGCGGATTCTTCGGCCCGTTCACCACCAACGTAGCGTTCGACGAAGCTCTCCTCTTCGATGGGGACACCCTGGTCGAACGGGTAGCGATGTCGGGCCCGGTGTCGTTGACGCCGGGGACGTCGTGGGCCCACGAGCTGCTGGTGGCGGTGGCGTCCGCGTGACGCAGCTCCCCACCAACCGCACCGCGGCGAACACCGTCGCGGAGCACGTCGCTGACCACAACACGCTGGCCGCGGAACACAACGAGCTCGACGGTCACGCCGCCGACACCACGGCTGTCCATGGCATCACCGACACGACGGTCCTGGAGACCACGACCGGGTCCGCCGCCAAGGTGGCCGCCCACGAAGCGGACTCCACCAGCGTCCATGGCATCACGGACACGTCGGCTCTGGAGACGACCATCGGGTCGGCGGCGA